CTATAGATTCTACGCTCATCATGTTGAGTCGTTATACCAATACCTGACGTTTGTCTACGGTTACGAGTTAACGTTCTACTACGTGAAAACTGACGTTGAGCTGCCATTCTGGCTCTACTTAAAGACGGACCACTCCATTGACGAGTAGCTCCGCGTTGTAACCGATATTGAAGACCGGAGCGCGTGCGCATTCCTATTGAATTATTTCTAAATGGGACTATCCAATCAGTCATCAATTTGAAAAATGTGAAAGTTCTTTAAAAAAATAGAACTTGACGCGACTCAGCAAATTTAGGTAATACTAGACTAAATTTGCGTCATTTTGCATTATCCATGCAATCGCGTAACTGGTGTTTTACCGTCAATAATCCTACCCGTGAAGACGATCTTAATCTCGACTTTAGTACACCTGCATGGAACGGACAAGTGAGTTTCGCGGTATACATGCTGGAGAAAGGAGAAAACGGGACTCCTCATTACCAAGGGTACCTGGAACTCCGGAGTTCAAGAAGGTTAAACTATCTGAAATCTCGCCTTCCAAGCGCGCATTTCGAAGTAAGAAGAGGAACAAGAGAGCAAGCCATACGGTATTGCGTGAAGACGTGGGTGATAGAGCATGGCGTCAATTTTGGCTCACCTGCAGAGAGGGAGGAGTCCAATACCAGGTTATCATCGACGATTCCTGCGACAGAGGAAAGGACGGAATCAAGGTCTATCTCTCCGATTTGGTTTGGCTTGCAAATGAGACCACAAGACTTTTTAGCATCCTTAACGAGGACACAACTGAAGAAGAAGGAGAAGATGCACGAAATCCAAGAGATGATCAAGAACGGAGCGACTGAAGAAGAAATATCTGATTTCGACTTCGAGCTTTGGGTACGTCACTATCGTGCTTTTAGGGAGTTTCGGTTACTTATAACACCTCCCCGATCCCATGAAGTTGAGGTCATTGTCCTACAAGGACCTACCGGAACTGGAAAGTCCAAATGGGCTATGGACAACTATCCCGACGCTTACTGGAAACAACGAAGCATCTGGTGGGATGGGTACTCTAAGCAAGAACATGTCATCATCGACGAATTCTACGGATGGATGCCATTCGACACCCTCCTCAGAGTCTGCGACAGATATCCCCTCCTTGTTGAAACCAAAGGGGGACAAGTTAACTTTGTGGCAAATACTATTATTATTACTACAAATGCTGTTCCATCGTCATGGTACAAGAATGTTTATTTCAATTCTTTTGTTCGGCGTGTTTCTAAGTGGATTATTCTACGCACGTGGGGAAACATGCAAACCTTCACTGATTATAGTGAGGCCATAAGTCATTTTGTTCTTAATGAATAAACTACGCTGCATGAAACCTATCTCTATCTTCTGATTGACCTTCAATCTTATAAAAATATTTTCTTGTTGCACCAACATCTAAACTCTCTTGATATGTGTTATCACCTGTACCAACTGCTAATCCTGGTACCAGTTTACTTATAACCAATATCCATCTAGTCCATCCAGGTCTATTACATCCAGTCCAAATATCCATCGAAATCTTATTAGCAACATGTCTTCGTGGATCTCTAATCTGATATGTAAAAGTATCCCCATTCGGTGTCATAAACTTTGTCTTTTTTAATATCTTTATCTTCCATCTTGATAATGCTGCGGGAAAATCCCATGGAGTACTTCCTCGTGTAGTCTGAGATATACCAGTACCAGTTCCACCAATATTTAAAGTATCCCCTGCACCAGAGGAAAACAAGTTAATTAAACTAGCATACGTACCAGAAGAATCTTGTGTGCTTCCATTAACTATTATTTCATATATATCCGTTTCTAGCTTAGCTCTAGAATCCGGGGCGGGAGAAGCTCCCTCTGCTGTGAATGTTGAAGAGTTCCTAAATGTCAAATCCATTATACCACTCTTAAATATAATCTTCGATGTATTATCTACAACTCCTCCAGTTGCAGCGGTCCATGAACCGACTTCGTCATTAGCAATAGTATCCAAATCATTTAAATGGGCAGAAGCTGAAGAATTTGGATATAACGCAAAAGCACCATACATATGATTCCCACTTGTACTATTCGTCAACTGATATGTAGCATTGAATAAAGTGGTTCTTGTTCCAAGATCTTTCTCGGATACTGCGAGTACCTTATTTTTGAATCTTTTCCAACGACGTCTCATACGTTTGGGCATAGACTTCTTTCTATAGATTCTACGCTCATCATGTTGAGTCGTTATACCAATACCTGACGTTTGTCTACGGTTACGAGTTAACGTTCTACTACGTGAAAACTGACGTTGAGCTGCCATTCTGGCTCTACTTA